CTGCTTTAATGCAAGCTACTCTTAAAAAATTTGCAACAGTTTTAGGATATGAAGGTTCAGAAATCTTTCCTAAACAAACAGAAATACTAGTGGAACGTGGTGACACTGGTAATTTTTTAAACCTACCTTACCACAATCAAATGAAAGGATTGCGATATGCTATCAACGATGAAGGCAATGGTTGCACACTTGAAGAATTTTTTGAGCTCTATAATTTATATGCGCAAGAAAAAAATCAAGTCGAGCAAGTTAAAGTCGAACAGAAGAAAATAGAGGAAGCATTTCCTGGAGGCCCACCTTGTTTAAATAAACTAGCTTCAACTGGTTTTGGAGAAGGTTCCAGGAATAATGCTTTATTTAATATTGCAGTTTACTACAAACAATCAAGACCAGATACTTGGGAAGATGATATTGTAAAAGCTAATATGGATTATATGGAACCTGCTTTAAGTAATGGTGAGGTTCAACAATTAATTAAATCAGTTAATAGAAAAGGTTATGATAAATACAGATGTAAAGATGCACCAATTAATTCTGTATGTCAATCTGGTTTGTGTAGAACAAAAAGATATGGTGTAGGTTTTGGTGAAGAGGAAATGCCTGTACTTGGAAGTTTAACTAAATATGCATCAACACCACCACAATGGTTTTTAGATGTAGATAAAACTAGAATAGAATTAAAATCAGAACAACTTTACAATCCTGGTATGTTTGCATTAGCATGTTTAGATCAAGCTAATTTAGTAGTACCAGTTCCTAAACCAAAAGATTGGAAGCAACATTTTTTAAAACCTATGATGACCAATCTTCAAGAAGTTGAACCATTAGAATCTTTAAATCCTGTAAATGAATTAACAGGACTATTACAAGATTGGACTACCAATAGACAATCTGCAAGAACATTGGATGATATATTTAATAAACTTCCTTTTACAGATGAGAATAGAGAATTTACTTATTTTAGAATGGAAGACTTTTTTAATTTTTGTAAAAGAAATCATTGGGAAAAAGATAAAACTCAAACAGGTAATTTATTAAAACAATTAGATGTATTTATTGAAGAGACTAGAATGACAATTAAGAAACAACAACCTAGATTAATTAAAATTAAAACTATGAAAAAAATAGAAGCATCTACTTCTCAAACTAAATATCATGAGGAGCATTTTTAATATATGAAAACAATAATTTTAGGACCACCAGGTACAGGTAAAACAACTACGTTATTAAATTTAGTAGATCAATTTTTAAAAGATGGTGTTAGACCAAGACAGATAGGTTATTTTTCTTTTACTAGAAAAGCAGCAAACGAAGCTGCGGATCGTGCGGCGGAGAAATTTAATTTAGATAAAGAAAATGATTTACCTTTCTTTAGAACTTTACATTCATTTGCTTTTAACCAATTAGGTATGACAAAAGAAAAAATGATGAAACCAGAGGACTATAAAGAGTTTGGTGAAAAATGTGGTATTCCAATTAAGATTGCAAAATTTTCTGATAGTGATGGCACATTTAATTCTGATAATGAATACCTTACAATAATAAATACAGCCGCAGTTAAGAGAATGGATTTATTAGAATATTATGATTCAAGACAAAACATATTAGATATAGAAAGAAATACTTTATTTTTATTATCTGAAGAATTAAAAAAATTTAAGAAAGAAAAAGGATTAAAAGACTTTAATGATTTATTAGAAGATTTTATTTTAAAAGAAAATTTAGTAACGTTTGAAGTTTTATTTATAGATGAAGCTCAAGATTTATCTTTAATACAATGGGAAATGGTTAGAAAAATTTGGCAACTAGCTAGAAAAACTTATATTGCAGGTGATGATGACCAGGCAATATTTAAATGGGCCGGTGCGGATGTAGATCATTTCATAGCATTGAAACAAGAAGTAGATAATATAAAAGTATTAGATCAATCTTATAGAATACCCGGTGGCCCAATACACGAGCTCTCACAAAAAATAATAAGCAAAGTACAAAAAAGATTTGATAAAGAATATAAACCGAGAACTGAACAAGGTTTGTTAAGAAGATATTCAGATATTACTCAAGTAGATATGTCTAAAGGTAATTGGTTGGTGTTATCATCAGCCAATTATTTTTTAGAAGACGCAAGAGATTTATGTGAATTGCAAGGATGGTATTATCAGTACAAAGGTAGAAACTCTGTACCATTAAAATTATTGTTGGCTTTAAATAATTGGGAAGCTTGGCGTAAAGGAGGTTTACTAAATCATTTAGAAATTAAAAATATATATGAATACCTAGGTTCAAATGTTTTAGAAGGTTTTAGAAAAGGTAAAACTTTACATTCTGAAGAAAAATATAGTTTACAAGATTGTAAAGATAAACATGGATTAATAACTGATGAAGTTTGGTATGAATCTTTTGAAGGATTAGATACCATTACAGAAAACTACATTCGTAATATGAGGGCGAATGGAGAAATGATAAATAAAAATCCTCGTATAATAATGTCAACAATACATGGAGCGAAAGGAGGAGAAGCTGACAAAGTTTTACTAATGCAAGACTTAACTAACGCTGCACTTGAAACATTTAGTTATGATCCAGATGAATTACATCGTTTGTTTTATACTGGTGCAACAAGAGCTAAAAAAGAATTGCATGTATTAGATCCTAAAAACTTTGATAGAGCTTATATTATATGAGATGTTTTTATTGTAATGCAGAAGTAGTGTGGCAAAATGATTATGATGCTGAAGATGTAACACCAGATTCAGAATATACAATTATATCTATGTATGATTGTAAGGAATGTAATACTTGGTACGAAGTTTATTCACACAAAAAGGAAGACAATGAGTAAAGAAAAAGGAAGACAATGGGATGGTCATAGTAGACCAACTAATGATTTATATAAAAAAAACTTTGATGAAATCTTTGGTAAAAAAGAAAAAGAAAAAGAAAATAAAGAAGAGGAGAAAACAAATGACGAATAAAGATATGTTTGATGAAGCATTTCCACAAGACAAGCAGATAGGTGGGAATCACTACAAAGACTTTCACATTCAACCGTATGAATTTATTTCTAAAAATAACTTGAGTTTCTTTCAAGGAAACGTTATTAAATATGTTTGTCGTTACATGAATAAAAACGGCATTCAAGATTTAGAAAAGGTGATTCATTATTGCGAGTTAGAAATAAAAAAATTAAGAGATATGGATGTCAAGCGAAAACGAAGTAGGTAAAAATTGGAGTCTATATTATAGAGAAATGTATGAACCTAAAATTAAAAGGTTAACTGAAAAATATAGAGAAGTATATGATGAAAACCAAAAGATGAAAAGAAGATTAGAAAAGTATGAAAAAAATAAAAGAATGATATGTTACTATAATAAAAAGGAAGACTGATGAGAAGTACACAAATACCTTTATTTACACCCGAAACAGAGTGGGTTATGCCCGAAGAACTAAAAGATCTTCGAGGTTATAAAGAAATAGCTATAGATTTAGAGACTAATGATCCATATTTAACTACACTCGGATCGGGGAACGTGACTGGTAGAGGCCACATTGCTGGCGTTGCGGTGGCCGTAGAAGGGTGGTCAGGCTATTTTCCGATACACCATGAGTCTGGTGGCAATATGGATAAAAAATTAGTACTTGGATGGTTACAAGATATATGTAATCAAACCGAAACTACCTTTATATTTCACAATGCAATGTATGATGTCTGTTGGTTAAGATCAGCAGGTGTAAATATAAAAGGTAAAATAGTTGATACTATGATTGCGGCATCTTTAATAGATGAAAATAGATTATCATATAGATTAGATATCCTAGCAAAACATTATGTTGGGTTAGGTAAAGATGAAAATGTTTTAAATGCGGCGGCTAAAGAATATGGTTTGGATCCTAAAAAAGATATGTGGAGATTACCCGCGCTTTTTGTTGGACAGTACGCGGAACGTGATGCGGAAGCAACATTAAAACTTTGGCAAAGATTAAATGTAGAATTATATAATCAAGAACTAATGGATGTATTTAATCTTGAGACAAAATTATTTCCTTGTTTAGTGGATATGAGATTCAAAGGAGTAAGAGTTGATTTAGATAAAGCAAGTAAAATTAAAAAAAATTTAATTACAAGAGAAAATAAAATTATTAGTAAAATTAAAGATTTAACAGGAATTGATGTAGAAATACATGCAGCTCGTTATATAGCAAAAGCTTTTGATAAATTAAAATTACCATATGATAGAACAGAAAAAAGTAATGAACCTAGTTTTACAAAAAACTTTTTACAAAACCATCCACATGAACTTCCAAAATTAATTGCAGATGCAAGAGAAATTAATAAAGCTCACACTACATTTATTGATTCAATAACTAAACATGCG